TTGTCGGAATCTTTGGTAAAAACTATTCAGGAAAGTCTTCTATTATCGACAGTGTGTTATATAACATTTTTAACACAACTTCGAAAGGAGAACGAAAGAACGTCCACATCGTAAATCAAAACAAAGAATATGCGAAGTGCAAGATTAAGATTGATGCTGGTAATAACTCTTATCAGATTACTCGGAATATCAACAAGACTTCAAAGAAATCCAAAGGCAAAGAGGTTCTATCTGCTAAGGTGGACTTAGACTTCACTCAAACAACTGCGGGCATTTTTGACTCTAAAAACGGCACAACTCGTAATGAAACCGATGCGAACATTCGTAAGCACTTCGGAACCATTGACGACTTCTTCTTAACATCTATGGCAACACAGATGGACTCTATGTCTTTCCTCCGAGAAGGATCAACAAAGAGAAAAGAAATTATTGCTAAGTTCTTGGATCTCCAAATCTTTGATCAGAAGTACAAGTTGGCTCGTAAAGATGCTGCTGACCTTCGTGGAGTGATTAAGCGAATGGAAAGTAAAAGATTTGAAGAACAACTCATGAAAAAGAATGATCTTCTTCAAGATATCCAAAGAGATATCGATGAACAGATTGATAAATGTAAAATCTACAACTGTTCCATAGAGCGTTTAGAATCAGAACTTTCGGAGATTAACGAAACAATCAACGCAATTCCTGCGGAGATTATAGATATACTCGCTGTTCAGAAAGAGATTGCCTTTAAGAGAGTTAAGAAAACTAAACTTCTATCACAGAATCTTGCTTCTCAGGATAACATAGAAAAGCTTGAAAAATATTTGGCTCTTAGTGTAGAGGAACTTGATTACGATAACTTTGGCCGTTTACAGCAAATGAAGAAAGAAGCAGAGCATCAAAAAGATCTTGTTAAAGGTTTTGAGCAGCAACTTCGACATCAGAAGATGGTTGTAAAGAATCTAGATAAAACTGCAGCATTGCTTCATGATCATGAGTATGATCCAAATTGTAATTTCTGCTGTGATAACGAGTTTGTTAAACAAGCGGAAAAAGCAAAAGCAGATTTACCAGATAACATGAATCTTATGGATGATCTCGCCGAGTCTCTCCATGCTGCAAGACTTAAGTTTGAAGATTATGGTATTGATTCTATACAAAGAAACATTGAGCAGTTTAAGGTTCTCAATGAAGAATATGATGCCGCTTGTTTAAATATTGAACGATGTAGAATGTCTATCAAAGGTAACGAAGCGACTATTGCTCTGTTAACAAATGAAGTTGCAACGCTAGAAGCAAAAGCAAAAGATTATGAAGATAACCGTCAAGCGATTGAGAACAAAGAACAATTGTTCGGAGAACAGAAAGCGGTTAAACTGAAGATTAAAGAAAACAAAGGCTTGCTTAAGAAGTGTGATGATCTTACCAAAGAATATCTCATTGAAGAGGCAACAACAAAAGAAATGATTCGCTCTATCCACGAGGAAAGAAACGAGTTTAAAGATGTTATGAATGAGTATAGAGCCTACGATGTATACACAACCTGTATGCACCCTAACGGTATCTCATATGAAATCATCCAGCAGAAGTTGCCAATTATCAATCAAGAGATTGCTAAGGTTCTCGCTAACATTGTTGACTTTGAGGTATTCTTTGAGAACACAGCAAATAAACTTGAGCTTTCTATTAAACACCCTAACTATGAGCCTCGGCCATTGTCTATGGGATCAGGAGCAGAGAAAACAATTGCTTCTATGGCTATACGTCTTGCGATGATTGCGATAACCAATCTTCCAAAGTCTGAACTCTTTATACTTGACGAACCGGCAACGGCATTAGATCAAGAACATATGGAGGGCTTCACAAGGCTCTTACAGATGATAAAGAATCAATTTAAGACTGTCTTGATTATCTCTCACCTCGACCATCTAAAAGATGTGGTGGACATGACGATAGACATTGATAAAATTGATGGCTATGCCAAAGTAAACATTTAACCAATAACGACCTATTTAGTGTAAAAGCTAAATAGGTTTTTTTTTATTTGGAGAATACTATGGAAAACGAAAAATGTGATTGCTGTGAAGATTGTGATTGTAAATGCCATGAGCATGATTGCGATCAAGAATGTACCCATGTAAAGGGAGGAGCACTTGATGCTGTTTTGAGCAAAGCAATATCTCGTAAGCTTCTTGTATTTATTTGTGCGACAGGACTTCTTGTCTGGTCTGGACTTGACCCTGATACTTGGGCGATGATTGCTTCTATGTATATCGGCGGACAGTCTGCTATTGATGTTGCTAAAGTCTGGAAGGGTATGTAATGATCACAAAGGTTAAAAACTTTGTTGTAAAATATTGGCAATGGATCGTGATGTTAGTCACGGCCATTGCTTTTTATCTTCTTGGGCGGTCAAAGGACGCAAAACAACAACAAGTAAAATTCTACGAAAAATGGAAAGAATTAGAGGAAGAACAACGACAAGAGTTGGTGGAGGACCTTGGAGACCTTGTGGAAGGCAAAGAGGCTTCTACGGCCGAAAACATTCTAGATTTTGAAGAAAAAAAGGCAAAGATAGAAGAGGAAGCAAAGAAGGTGGACACTGATGAATTCCTAGCGCTAAAAGGAATCAGTAAAGATGAAGATTAGAATTGTAAAAAATAACAAACAAGTGATCATCGAAGCCATGAAAGGTCCAGATCAACTCCCAGCAAATTATGCTGTAACAATCAATGATGGGGGAACATTCGTTGAAGTTTCTTACAAAGCTTTATATAGCGATCCAAATTCAGAAAGAATCTATGGAGAACTAGTAGCAGAAGAAATGGCTCCTTATACATGTGTTGACAAGACATATGAAATTATGTCTTCAGAGGCTGCAAGAGGTTGGGGTCCTATGTTGTATGATGTTATGATGGAATATCTAACAAATAGAAAAAAAGCTTCTCTTACTTCTGATAGAGGCATGGTATCGACAGCGGCGAAAAATGTTTGGGATTTTTATTTAAACAACAGAAGTGATATAGAGAAAATAAGAATGGATATTAGCGATGATAGTTTGGAGTTTATTTATGGCTCAAAAAGAATGGCTCCATTCAAACAATTGACACCCGATGATAAAAGCGATGACTGTAATCAAGATACAGCAGTCTATTGGGCAGTTGGGAAAGGCGACTGGAAGATACACAATTCAGATGCTGCTAGAATGGCTGCTATTGATTATCCAGAAAAAGCAGCCAATTGGCATAAGCAAAGCGTTTCGTATGCATACGTAAAAAATAACAAAGAAGTAATGAATGCTTTGACTTTGAAACAACAACTTAAATATGAGTTTGAATAATGATTTTTCTATTACCTCTTCTGTTCGCGGAAGAACCAAAATATAAAGAAATGAAAGAGGGAGACATCGCCCCATGGGCCGGTCGCTTGCTAAATGAATCGGCTATGCGAATACTCGTTGAAGATGCGGCTACCAAGGACTTGATGTGTGAAGCAAAGACAGAATTCCAACTCAACAATCTGAGAATAGAAGAAAAGTATCGCTACGATGTTTTAAAAGTTCAGACAGATGCGGAGATCAACAAACTTAATGAACTAATTATATTACAAGACGAACATATAAAACAATTGAAACCAACAAATAATGTTTTGCCTGTTGTTGGTGGCTTCGTTATCGGAGCCGGAGTATCAATTGCTATTATGTACGCAGTTAAACCCGGAATAACACAGTGAAAAGTAAAGACCCAAACTATGCCGTAAAGGTTGAGAAAGCCATAACAGAAAAATATGGCGAAGACACAGTTCAGCATCCAAAGAAAGGATGGAACGACGAAAAAGAAAAAGAGTATTTAGAAGATCTCAAAGGGTTCTATAAATATGAAGAGTCTGGGATAAACAATGAAGAAGAAATAAATGGAGTTTTTATCCCAAAGAAACTAATTACGAAGAATTCTAAACGTTCTTGCCCTGTTTGTAATGTTTATTCCTTTAAATCAAACGATGATGTGTACATGTCTAAATTTGATTGTTGCGAAAAATGTTACATTCAACACATCGAAGGCCGCGAAGAAAGATGGTATAAAGGATGGAGACCAAATGAAATTAACAACACAAAGGCTTAAAAAATTAATTCGTGAAGAATTAAGCAAAAAAGAATTAGATAACAAAAAAGAAATGGATTCCGGAAGCAAAGATGCTGCTGCTGATTTTAAGAAAGGCAAGAAAAGAGATATTAAAGATAAAAGTGAAATCTATAAATCTAATTATGGTAAGACATATCAAGATTTGGAAGATGAAGAATTAGAAGATATGAACGATTAAATAAAAGGAACAAATAATGGCTGAATCAACAACACTAGAAATTATACAAGGACTTTCACAAGCAGCTGCAAATGCTTATGATGGTGTACATGATGAGAGATTTTCTCTTGATGGACAGGTTCGCAAAGTTGGACTTAAACGAGAAGAAGGGTGTCCCATAATGGATAGCCGCGTTAATGATGGATTCTCTGTTAAGTTTTACGGAAACAAAATCTGTATTACATATCAATCTGATATTCGCTTAAAAGATGTCTATCAGTCTAAGGACTTTGAGGGAGATATGGTTAGTCAACTTAATCAGATTAAGAAGTTCCTTCAAAAAGAATATAAAGCAATTACCGGTAGTTCTGTGACTCTCACGGCAGACGGAGAACCAAAAATTTTGGTTCAATCAACCTCCCGTGTTCGTTCATTCGTTCAAGCTTATCAGCACTACAAGATTAGCAAAATGAAAGAAGAACCTATCATGGACCCAGCGGTAGAAGATAGCAGAAAGATTACACGAGATTTTCTCGAAAAATTTAAAGCTGCAAAACGACCAAATAATGAATTTATCAATAAAGGAGATAATAAAAAATGAAATTAACAACAGCAAGATTAAAAAAATTAATCAAAGAAGAACTTGAATCAGTGATTCGAGAAGAAAACATGTCAGAGAATTTAAAAGGTGCTATTGCCGAATTAAAAAATTTGATGAGCAGAGGAACTGATGGTTCTAAGAAACGTGACTATCCGAAAACTATGAAGGCTGCTTTTGACGCAGTGAGTAGTCACAAAGATAGCAGTACAGAATCACTAGATGCAGTAGGAAAGGCTCTTGGGATGCCTGATACCGATATGTCAACGTTATTGATCAATTCTATAATGAATTTTGCTGCTGATGGAAGAGACGATTCCGAAGCAGCAATGTTGGTAACACAGGGAATAAAACCAAAACTTCATAATTTGATTGATGATATTGCACAGGAAATGAATCCAGGAATGTTGTCAAAAATAGGATCAAAAATCGGAAGCTTTTTTAGCGAAGAATAAAGGTAACAAATGGGTTTCTCTCTTTCAAAAAAAGAAATTGTAAAAGAAATTGTTAAGTCCGGCAAAGATCCGCAATACTTCATAAATAACTACTGTCGTATTTCGCATCCTATGCACGGACTTATTCCTTTTAAGACTTATCCTTATCAAGATGACTTAATAAATGATTTCAACGATTTCCGCTTTACTGTGATTCTGAAAGCAAGGCAGTTGGGTATTTCTACAATATCTGCTGCCTATGCTGTTTGGTTTATGCTGTTTCATCGAGACAAGAATATTCTCGTGATTGCAACTAAATTTCAGACAGCAGCGAACCTTGTAAAGAAAGTAAAGAATATTATGCAATACCTTCCGGAGTGGATGAAGGTATCAAAAATTGAGATTGATAACAGAACATCGTTTGAACTCTCCAATGGATCTCAGATTAAAGCCGCCTCAACCTCCGGAGATGCCGGTCGTTCGGAAGCATTGTCTCTTCTTATTATTGACGAGGCTGCTCACATTGACGGACTTGATGACTTGTGGACTGGTCTTTATCCCACACTATCTACGGGTGGTCGGTGTATTGCCTTGAGTACTCCTAACGGGGTTGGAAACTGGTTTCATAAGACATATGTGACTGCGGATAATGGAGAGTCAGACTTTAAGCCGGTAAACCTCCCATGGGATGTTCATCCAGAGAGAGATCAAACATGGTTTAAGAAAGAGACAAAAAACATGTCTCGGAGACAAATCGCACAAGAATTAGAGTGTAACTTCAATACATCAGGTGATACAGTTATTCATCCGGATGATATTGCTTGGTTACAATCACAAATTGTAGAACCAACTTATAGGACAGGATATGATAGAAATTTTTGGATATGGGAAAAGTACCAAGAGGGAAATACTTATTTGCTCGTTGCCGATGTTGCTAGAGGCGACGGGGCTGACAACTCTGTATTTCATGTGCTTAATGTAGGAAGAATGGAAGTTGTAGCAGAGTATCAAGGCAAACCGTCTCTTGATATGTATGCGCAGATGTTACACTCTGCTGGAACGGAATACGGCAAATGTCTGCTTGTTGTAGAGAACAACGGGATTGGTATCTCTGTATTTGAGAAACTTAAAGACCTTGGTTATGAAAACCTCTACTACTCAGTCAAAGGCACACATGAATTCGTTGATGCGAATCAAGGTGAGTTCATGAGCAATGCTATTGGTGGATTTACAACTTCCACAAAAACCAGACCTTTGATTGTAGCGAAACTTGAAGAGTTCATAAGAAACAAAATTATTAAGATTCCCTCTTCTCGTGCCTTTGATGAATTCAGAACGTTTGTTTGGAACAACGGTAAACCTCAAGCAATGAGATCTTATCACGATGATATTATAATGTGTCTTTCTATCATGTGTTGGGTAAGAGACACAGCGTTGGAAGTCTCGCAAAAAGATTTGGAATATCGTAAGGCCATGATTGATGGAATGTATATGAAAAAGAATGTGATGAATACAACGATAAAAGGGCAAGATGGGTATAATGCCGACTTCGAAACTAAATATAAAGAAGAGTTAAGTCATGCAAGAAATTTCGCATGGATATTCAAAGGATAATAAATGGCTAAGAAAAATAGAAACTTAGGGAAGAATCCCTATAACCCGGAGAATGGTCTTTTCCGTTCATTAACAAAATTGTTTTCCGGTCCGATTACACAAAGAAGAACACAACAAGGTCGCCAGTTAAGAAGGCAACACTTGGATCAATATGCTTCTCGTTTCAATTCTGCTTCCGGAAAGCAATTCAAAAAACAAGAATATAACCCAATGAATATAATGGCAGTGAATATGATTTCAAACAGAAATCGTAATGAGCGTTATGTTGATTTTGATCAGATGGAATACACACCTGAGTGTGCTTCCTCATTGGATATTTACGCAGACGAAATGACAACTCATTCGTCTCTACAAGCGATGCTGCGGATTAAGTGTCCAAACGATGAGATAAAGACAATTTTAGAAAACTTATACCATAATGTATTAAATATAGAGCACAATCTATTCGGTTGGTGCCGTACAATGTGTAAGTACGGAGATCTCTTTATGTATTTAGATATCGAAGAGGCAATGGGTATCCGCGCAGTTATTGGGCTCCCGCCACAAGAAATTGAAAGACTTGAAGGTGAAGACGAATCAAATCCAAATTATGTCCAGTATCAATGGAACTCTGCGGGTATGACTTTGGAAAACTGGCAAATGGCTCACTTCCGTATTCTTGGAAACGACAAGCATGCTCCCTATGGAACATCTGTCTTGGAACCTGCTCGTAGAATCTGGAGACAACTTACACTTTTAGAAGATGCTATGATGGCTTACCGAATTGTTCGTGCACCAGAGAGAAGAGTTTTCAAAATTGATGTCGGTAACATTCCACCACAAGATGTAGAGCAATACATGCAGAAAGTAATGACACAAATGAAGCGACACCAAGTTACAGACCCAACAACAGGACGACTTGATCTTCGTTATAATCCTTTATCAATTGAAGAAGATTATTATATTCCTATTCGTGGAACATCAAACACAGACATCCAAAACCTTCCTGGTGGAGCAATGACTGCTACCATCGAAGATGTTAAATATTTACGAGATAAGTTGTTCTCTGCTCTTAAAGTTCCTCAATCCTATCTTACAATGGGAGACGGAGCGCAAGAAGATAAGACAACACTTGCTCAAAAAGACATTCGTTTCGCTAGAACAATACAAAGACTTCAAAGAGTTGTTATAGCGGAACTTGAGAAGATTGGAATTATTCATTTATTTACAATGGGATTCCGTAATGATGATCTTCTTTCTTTTAAATTACAATTAAATAACCCATCAAAGATTGCTGAGTTGCAAGAACTTGAACATTGGGATAAGAAATTCTCTGTTGCTGCAAATGCTACGGAAGGATATTTCTCAAAACGATGGGTAGCCGAGAACCTCTTTGGTCTTTCTGATGAGCAGTTCATTAGAATGCAACGAGAAATGTTCTTTGATAAAAAGTTTGCTGCTAATCTAGAAGCTGCTAGTCAACCTCCCGCTGAAGGCGGTGGTGGTGATGCTGGTGGCGGATTAGACATGGGTGGTGGAGATTCCGGCGGAGGTCTTGACTTAGGTGGAGATGATGCCGGAGGATTAGATTTAGGTGGTGATGCCGGAGGCGAGGCTGCTGGGGACGAGAGCCCTGGTGCCGAAGGGGGTGATCAAAATGACGACGTTCTCTTGGCTGAACCACCAGCTAAACGCGATGACGAACCAACATATAAGCGCGGCAAATATAAGCGCCATCAGAGTTCATATTCAAAAGGAGGCAGGAAGAAACATTTCAAAAACCAAGCCACCGGCGAATATGGGAATACATACAGAACGACATTCCAAGGAAAGTCGGGTTTTGGTGGATTAGATTCTTTGGCTCGTGGAATTACCGAAGGTAAGGAAACAGAAGAAGAAAAACTATTTAAAACATCAAGACAAGTTGATAACTTAATTAAAAATCTACTAAAAAAGGTGAAAACAGATGAAACACAATAAGAAAAGAAATACCGCTTTTCTTTACGAATCTCTTGTAAAGGAACTCACGAAAGCTGTCGTTAGACAGCAAGAAAATCGTAAGGCGAAGATTGTAAAGATAATCAAAGAAAACTTTAAGAATGGTTCACCATTGCATAGAGACTTAGAGTTATACAAGTCAATCTTGGAAAACAAAGATAAAATGACCAAAGACTTCACGGATCGTTTTCTCGTTGAGACAAAGAAAGATTACAATAAGATAGACCGCAAGTCTGTATTTAACGCACAAACAAAAGCTATCTCGCAGATAAACCAACAGCTCGGCGCTGGTGTGTTCAAGAACTTTGTTCCAAACTATAAAGACATAGCCACAGTCGGCTCATGGTTTCAGGATAATATCCCAAACGCAAAGTCTCGTCTTATTGTTGAGACAAAGGTTAAATCTTTGCTTGTTCCTTCCGAGACACAAGAAAAAGAGATGAGACACATAGACAATCTTACCTATAAAACATTTGTTGGTAAGTTTAATGACACCTACAAGAATTCCCTTAAGGAAAATCAGAAAAAACTTCTTACAAATTATATTACTTCCTTCGCAGATAACGGACTTGGATTAAAATCCTTCGTTAATGAAGAAGTCGGAAATTTAAAGAAAAAACTCTCCGAAAAACTCTCAAGCAGTATAGACACCTTTTCACAAGAAAAGCGTGAAAATCTTGAGAAAGTCTCGGTAGTTTTGGAAGATTTTAATAAAAAACCATTGGATGAGAAGCTCGTTAAGAAATTATTCTACATTCAAGATTTGATGGGAGAATTATAATGGTTCGCGTTAATGTTTTAACTCCTTCCGGAGTTGATGTTGTAACCCAACAAGAAAAAGAAGAAGGGCAAGTAGATTTGGATATCAAAAAAGATGTAGAAGTTAATGTAAAACCTTCTGTTTCTATCTCTGTTGTTAACAATAGAATGAAGAAATATACGTTTGAGTTAAATGCTAGAGAAAACTTAAGTGGAGATATCATGATATATGATCATAAGGATATTGATATTGTCCTTATGCAAGAGAAAAAGAAAGTAGTTGCTTTTGCGAAAGATATACTGACTGATAGTGTTTACGGAGCAGAGTCCCGAATGTTTGAATTTTTAAGAAAAAAGGGAATTGTCGCTTATGATTCTATTCAAGGCGGTAATATCTATGGTTCTATGGAAGCTAGCATATTAGATTCAAAAAAATATGACCCGGTTAAATCTGCTCTATTAAATATAGCGGAATGGTTTAAAGAAGAAAAACCAACAATGGATTCTCTAGAAGCACACGACGAATTAATGGATGATGCCTTGTTAAATCCGGATGAAGAACATGCAACCGAATTAGGCGAAGTTCCTCAAGAAGCAGAAAAAGGATCAATTACAAGAGGCAATATGTTTGCTCCATACATGTATGGAAGGTACATGTACTAATGAAGAGAATTCTTAACGAATGGCGCAAGTTTGTAATTAACGAAGGTGCGCCAAAGATTGAATATTCGAATGAATTCTTAGAAAAAAATCTTTGTGTTTTTCATTGGGACGACGATGATGAAGAGCACCATTTAGTTCTTTATAGAAAAGAAAAATATGTTGACAACTTCTATGTTATTGGATATGTTTCCGCTATGCAGATTACAGAACCTGGTGATGAAAGATTACAGTGTATCCCCAATACATTTCAGATTGGCGCTATTTTTGTTGAACCTGAATTGCAAGGTCAGAAATTTGGAAACCTTCTTTATTCTTTGGTTTTCGCTGCTTTGCCAGATGGTGCTGGGTTAACTTCGGATAAATACTCCGGAACTCTTCCACAAGCAGCACGAGTATGGAAAAAGATGGAAAATAGCGCAGAGTATGAAAAAAGAAAAACTGCTATGGGAAATGATGAATTTGATTACACAGGGCACCAGACTCCACAAGACCCCGAAGATGATTGTCGTGTGCCCTATAGAAGAGATAATCCCAACAATGCCACAAGTCATTCATTGGAAAAGAAAAATGATTCTGGTGGAAAAATGTTGTTAGACATGTATAAGTCAAATCATGATAGCAATGATTTTCTTAACAAAGATGATTTTGAAAAGCGACTCTTTACCACGGCATCTAACAGATTTGGTCAAATATATTCTAGCGCAGTTAATTAAGAGGTTAATATGGAATTGATACATTTTATTCTTGCCTGTTACGGCATGACTTTTGTTCTGGTCTATGGAAAAATCTTTGAAGACCTGAGACCAGAGAAGGATTATACGAAGAAATGGAATACATTATTTCATTGTCCTTTGTGTATGGGCTTCTGGGTTGGTGTCTTTATGTGGGCGATAAATGGTTTTACAGAACTATTTACCTTTGAATATTCATTAATTAATGCATTTTTATGCGGTTGTATCT